TTTAGCAGCAGAATTTTTAGAAGAAAATTTAACTATGAGCAAAGAAATTAAATTATTTGCTGCTATATTCAAGGTTAATCGAGTGGAAGAGATCATAAAAAACTTACAAAGTCTCGCGGGAGTGATGAGACCAGCCATGGGGATAGTGAAGAACCTGCGAGGATAACAGAGTTTGAAGTGATTGAAGAAATAGCAGCTGAATATAAAATGGGACCTGATGAAGTTGTGGCTAGATATAGTCCTAGACAAATAACTGGTATTTATGCTGCTATTCAAAAACGCAAGATGAAAGAAAATAACCTGGAATACAATATTTTACGATTTGCTATTGGGGCTGCATTTAGTAAGGATGCTCCGGATAAGATTATTGACATTAATAAGCAGGAAAATAAAGATAATAATGGGCAAAACTTTACTTCTATTGGTCTAGCAGCAGATGCAGAAATACCTAATTCAAATTTAAAAGTATTCAATAGCACAGAAGAGAGGGGGTGAAGATGATGGCTTATAATGCAGGAGCTATAGTTACACAGCTTAAATCAAACTTAAGAGATTTTAAAGCTGGGATAAAAACAGCTAAAGGAGAACTAGATAATTTTGGAGATGCTGCTAAAAGAAATGCAGGGAAAATTAAAAGAGGTGGAATGGCGGTTACTGCTTTTGCTGGAGCGGTCGGGCTTGCTGGATTTAAGTTAGCCCAAATAGCAGGAGAAGCAGAGGATACACAGGGTAAATTTGAAACTGTTTTTGCGGGGATGGAGAAAGAAGCTAATGCTTTTGTAGATAATTTTTCTAATAAATTTGATATGGCTGATAGCAGTATTCAAGAATGGCTCGCAACACTCAAAGATACATTTGATCCATTAGGTGTAGCAGAGGAAAAGAGTTTTAAGTGGGGTAAGACATTAACAGCACTGGCGCTTGATGTTAAAACGTTTTATCCTGGAATAAAGTCAGTTAATGGAGCCATAAACAGATTCACTTCTTACCTTGTTGGTAATCACGAAGCAGTTCGTGAAATGGGAGTAGTAGTTAATCAAGCTATGATTAAAACTAAGGCATATGAGATGGGAATAGCTGATGCTGGCGAAGAATTAAGTGAATTACAAAAAATGACTGTAAGATATAAGTTGTTGTTAGAAGGATTAGAAAATGCTCATGGTAATGCCATGAGAGAATTAGACAATTTCAATATGGCTATGACGCAGGTTAGAGAGATTGGGAAAGAGACAGCCCAAGAATATGGAGAAAATCTTCTACCTGCATTTACTGATTTGTTACAAATGATAAAAGAAATTTTGAAGTGGCTTAGAGATCTACCTGAAAGCACACAAGATGTGATTGCTAAATTTATGATTTGGTCCGGGATCATTGCTGGTATAACTGGTCCACTAGCTCTTATAATTGGTTTTTTACCGGAAATAGCAGCAGGATTGGCAATGATTTCAACTAGCTTTACACCTTTTCTCGTTGGGGGTGCAATAATAGCTGGGTTGACAACGATTGTAACTTTATTTCAAAAATGGAGACATGAGAATGAATTACTCAATGAAGATCTATCTAATATTAAGAAAAGATCAGCTTTAGAAGAAAGATTAAAATTATTAAAAGAGCAAAAGAAGGAGATATTAGCCGCTAGAAAAGCAAAAGGTAGAGCAGGATCATCTAAAAGAATAGAAGCTCCTGATATTAGTCTTGAAGAAGTTAATAGAAAAATTGAGGCTACTAAAAATAAATTAACTGGACTAAGTAAAGGATCAGGGGAAGATAAAGTTGTAACTGGCTCAAAGCAGCTTGAAAAAGAAATGAAGTTTGCGGAAAAATTAAGAAAGGATATAGAATCAGATAGGTTATCATTTGAAAAAGGAGTTATAGCTGAAGATGAATTAATAAGGCAGTACGAATTAATATTAAATAATATTGAAAATAACGATGAAATTTCTAAAGAAAAAAGAGAGAAATTATATAATCAATATTACAATAAATTAGAGAAACTAAGAGTTAGACACCAAAACAAATTAGAAAAGTTTAATGAGAAAATGGCTAAAGATCGAAAAAAATTGAATATGAGCGAGTATGAATATAAGCTATATCTTCTTAACCAGGAGGAGCAAAACAGAAAAGAAAAGTATGGAAATTTAGCACAAGACTATGAGAAATATCAAAGTAAAATGGCTGAAATAAGTAAGTATTATAATCAACGCAGAAAAAAATTAGCTCAAAATGCTATCGACAATATTATAAATTCTACTCAATATAGGTATGAAACAGAGAAAGAAGCAAATCAAGCTGCCATAAATAAATTAAAGAAACTAGCAGTAGCTTATAAAAATAATAAACAAATACTCGAAATGATTAATGAAGAAATTAAAAACCTTAGAAATGGAGGTCAGCAAATAAATTGGTTAGAAAAATCTTTTGTAAATTTAGGTTACAACATTGATCAAGCTAAAAATAAATTTCAGTCATTTAAAAACAGTCTGATTAATGGAATAACTGAAAGTATTGTTCACTTTAAAAGTTTATCAGATGTGTTAAATTCTATAGCAGATCAGATTGCGTCAATGGTAATCAAACAAGCTATAGTAAAGCCAATGGTTAATAGCTTTTTAAGTTTTACAGGCCTTACTGCACATTCAGGAGGGTTGATAACAGCCAATGGATTAAAACCAGTTAGTCAAGCATTGAAAGAATATCATAATGGGGGCTGGATCGGAGCAGAGCCATTAAAACCTAATGAACAATTAGTTAAAGCAGAAAATGGCGAATTAATGCTTACAGAGGATCAGCAAAATGAATTATTTGGTGGTCAGGGTTCAGGTGGTAATATAGTAAATTTGAATATTACTGCCATGGATTCTCAGGATGTTATGAGAGTGTTAACAAAAGATGGTGGAAGAGCAGTAGCCCAGGCGTTTAATATGGATTTTAGTAAAAATGGAGATACTAGAACTACTATAAAGAGGAATCTATAAATTTAATTTTAACTTTGCCATCTTCAAAAATAATATTTAAAATTATAGAGTAATTTGATTTATAGGAATTAAAACTCCAACTTCTTTCAACTGTTAATTTTGCAACATCATCTAAACTATCACTACCAGAGCTTTTAATAATGCTCACAGTAGAAAGCACACCATTAGAATTAATATCAATTTTTAGTTTAACGGTACCCTCTATTCCTTTATTTGCTACATTTTTAGGATAAACGGGAATCCGTTTTCTGGCTACCATCATCTGGGGAGTTTTCTTTTTGGTTTTATTCCAGGCTAAAGTATCAGTATAAGGTTTTGCAGCATTTTCAAGTCCTCTTACATCAAATATAGCAGTTATAGGTCCTGAATTATAAGGAGTTACTCTAGCAATAAATTTATTTGATTTCATTATTTTTTTAATAAATTTTGTAGTATTGTTTGGATAAAATGTGGCTGTACTATCTTTGGATAGGTTCCAATCGTTTTCGTTTATTGGGCCATTATCAAATTTATATTTAACAAATGAATTATCAGACAAATACTCATTCCAGTTTATATAAAGTTGAGTCTGGTTATTTTCATATCTGATGACCAAGGTAAACGGGTGTCCAAGGTAGTTCGAGCCTGAATCTGCATCTAGATAGAAAAATATTTTCTTTTTATTTGTTAGAGCATCACGTTCAGAATGTACTATCCATTTTCCTTTATCTGTTTTTTTAATTTTGTCTTTAGCATTTGCGATTGGAGTTAATGTTAACAATATAATAATAGTTATGATTATAAGTTTTTTCATGTAAATCGCTCCTTTGATTATGGTATTAATCATTTAACCAAAAATATCCTTTATTTAATCGGAAATCATCCAGGAGGTGGTGATATGGCATTACCTGAATTCACATGGTCTGCTCACAAGGTGAGAACTGAGGAGATAGGGTACAATACATTGCTTACTCCTATGGAGTCAGGCAAAGAACAGCGTAGAAGTAAAGGAAGTCCAAAACGTAAATTCCAGCTTAAATTTGAAAAGCAGGAAACTCCGGCCGATGAAATATATAACTTCTTCAAAGCGAGGAAGGGTAAGTTTGAAGCTTTTAACTGGACACATCCGAGAACTGGAGAAGTGATCAAGGTTCGCTTTGGAGTGGATAAGCTTAGTCAAGAGGTATTTTATGATTTAATGTTTAAGTTTGGGCTGCCTTTAGTGGAGGTGTTATAAAGGGAATTACTGTTTTTGTGTCCAATTATCTTTTAGAGGTGATTGGATATGAAGAGAAATAAGGACGTTATAATTCTTTATGTAATAATTGTTGGTTTGCTTATGATAGGAGATGAAAGTATTCGTAATGTAATTAAAGAATGGATTATGAATTTAAATCTTAGATGATTAGAATTGAGGTGATTAAATGTCTCGTGATTTAAGTACTGACGTAACAATGGAAAAAGATAAAGAAGCTAATCGGCCAGTAGAATTATTATTAGTGCATCTTGATGAAGCAACATTATACTTGGCTAATCATCCGGAAGATATTGAGTTTTTTGATGAAAACGATAATCCGCAAACATATACAGCATTTGCTTTTAGTCGTGACCCGGTTACTACTAACGTAGAAACTAAAGTAGATGAGACTTCTGTTTCTATAGATAATGTCAGCAAAGAAATGTCATCTTATATTGCCAATACAGAATTCCGTGGCAGTAGTCTTGTAATTTGGAAAGTGTTTTTAGATGCTCTAGGTGACCCTGCTAATAAAGTTGTAGTCTTTGATGGTATAATGGATTCGCCACAAATTACTCAACATGCTATGAAAGTTAATGTAGTTTCAAAATTAGATACACTTGATAAGCAGTTACCAGGCCGGGAATATCAAGTGGGTTGCAATTGGCAATTTGGTGATCCAGAAACTTGTGGGGTTGCAGTTCCAACAAAAAGTGGTGCTATAGATAGTATTTCTGCAGATCACTTGACTATAAATGATGCAGATATAACTGAAGCAAGTAATTATTGGGAGCATGGCAGTATTACAATCGAGAATGAGACCAGAGACATAATTGAATCTGGAAGTGGTTATGTTAAAGTAGATTATCCCTTTTCTTCAAGTGCAGCTGCCGGAGATTCATATAGTATGAAAGCGGGTTGCGACAAATCTTATGATGCTGGTCATGGTTGTACGTTTTGGTCTAATACTCAATATTATGGTGGCTTTTTAGCTATACCAGAGATTAAAGATCCGAGAGAGTTTGGTTAATATGCAGGAGATCATTAGAAAGTATATAGGAATATCTTATACTCATAATGGAAGAGATTTGGAAGGGTTAGATTGTCTTGGACTTATAACTAATTTTCTTGCTGATAATGGTATTACCTTGCCAAAGGATGATGGTATAAAAATTAAAAAGAATTGGTATGAAGATGATCCTAAACGATTCATTGAAGGGTTAGAGAAATATGCAAATAAAATAGAGTTTGAAAGTAAACAACCATTAGATGTGGTTGTTTTTTGTTTTTGCAAAGTACCTACTCATAGTGGGGTTTTGGTTAGCAGAAATAAATTCATTCATGTATTAGAAGATAGAAAAGTGGAAGTTTCAAGACTAAAAAGATGGCAAAATAGATTACATTCGATATGGAGAGTGAGGTGATTAGATGGGAGTAGGAGCAGCAGTAGGAACAGCAATAGGTTGGGCGGTAGGAGCTAACACAGGTATTGCATTAGGAAGAGCTATTTCACTAGGTTTTTCACTCGGTAGAAGCTATGATAACTACCAAGAAGCAAAAGAATTACAGTCACAACTGGCTAGTTCTTCTGCATATTCATTTGGTCCTATTCGTAATACAAAGTCGCAGGAATTACCTATTCCAGTGGCATACGGAAGAAATAGAGTTGCTGGTAATATCATATTTCAAAAGATATCAGGAGACAATAATCAATACATGAATATTCAAGTTGGGGTGTCTGAGGGGCCCATTAAATCAATTACTGAAGTAAAGGCTGATGATGTCTCTATTTCTCCTGGTATAAGAATAGGAAATAGAGCACAAACAGCACATACTATTAATACACAGGACCAAACTTTTCCTTATTTGGCTTATATTTCGGTTTCTTTGGATGCTGAGGAATTAAGC